CCGAGAAGGCCCTCTCCGAGAACGAGCTGGGTCGCCGGGCCGGCGTGCCGCAACCAACCATCAATCGGATCTTGCATGGAGATAGCAAGACCCCCAGGAAGCCTACGGTAGAGAAGTTGGCTCGCGCCTTGAGCGTTACGCCAGAGTGGCTACTCTTTGGTTCTACTCATGGGAATGTGTTATCTGTTCCGCATCCACACAGGGAAACAAAGGAGTACCCGGTGATCAGTTGGATAGCTGCTGGAGCTTGGGCGGAGTCATGCTCGGTGGAGCCGAACGCAGAAATGCTGGGCTCCAACGAGTACGCGGGCGAGCACGGATACTGGCTGGAAGTCCAGGGCGACTCGATGACCCCAAGGCAGGGAAACGGCTTTACGCCGGGCATGCGCGTGCTGGTGCAGCCTGAGGGCTTCGACCTGGTCAATGGAAAATTCTATATAGCCTTGCTGCTGGCTACCGGCGAAACAACGCTCAAGCAGTACGTGCGGGACTCCGGTATGGCCTACCTGAAGCCTCTGAACCCTGATTACAAGATGATCCCCATCGACGACTCCGTTGTCATTGTCGGTCGAGTCGTGGATGTGAAGTACCCCGCCTCCTTCTTGTAGCCCGTCCTCTCGTCATCAAAGCCCGCCACTGAGCGGGTTTTTTTGCGCCTACGCCAAAACCTATTCACTTCCGAATTAAAAAAGCTTGCGCCGTCTAATTCACTATCGTATTGTTCGTCTCAAGCCGCAGCACACCGCGGCAGGCCCTCAAAAGGCCCTCGCTCTTTACCACCGCCAAGATCCTCGCGACCGACTACCCCGGGCAACCGTTAAGGGCGAGCAAGAAATAGTCGATCCCATGCCAGCTCTGGAACTGGCCAGCTCAAAGCCATGCGGCGCGCTCCCTCACTGAAAGCGCAAGGCGGGCCCAGGGTTGCACTGCCAGCGCTCCCTGCCGGATGCCCTTAGAACGGGCGGATGCACCGGGATAGCGGGAAGCAGTGAGCAAGCAATCGCCCAGCCGGAGGTGGCGCGTAACACCGGCCTGAAAGACACGGATTTCCTCGATGCCCTTCTTCGGCGGGGTATCAGGGAAATCAACAGGAAGGACCCAGGAATGAATATCTCAGTAATGAATTTTGATGCCTACAAGCTCGACGCAAACCCATCCAGCCGCACGCTGATGAGCGTTTCGGCTTACGACGCCGATGGCGCCACGGTGCTGGAGAACTTTGACATCGAGCAGATCGTGAACCACTTCGGTGCTGATGCGCTGCTGTATGAAATCGGTGAGCAGGTTGCGCGCCGCCACTTTGAAATCGAGGGGTAAGGAATGGCTCAGTTCAACATTGATGCACACCTCAGCGACGGCAAGTCGCTGAGGTGGTTGGCGCTTCCAGATGTTGGCGAGCATGCGCTGGATGTAGAGGCGCAGGTTCGTAAGGAAGCCATGAAGAAGTTCGGCGATGCCGTCTACTTCAACCACTGGGATCGAGTGGTAGCTAGCAACGGTTATGTGACCGTCAGGATGCAGGCCTAAGCCCTCGCCCAATCGAGGGGGAAGCGTGAGCCGGTGTGAGCGAGCCGGGCCTGAGAGAACAAATTTCACTGGCCGGCCTTGGCGACAGGGCCAGACGGGAAATCAACCTGGAGCACAATTATGAAAATCAGCATGACGCACCACCAAATAAAGGCGCTGCTTGAGCTTTCTGAATCTAGCGGTGACCCGGAAAGCTTTGACGACATGAACTTGATTGTCGTTGACGACGACAAGGCTCATAGCGGCCCCGGCCTTTACTGCCAGTTTCGGGAAGTGCCTGAAGAGGGGTTCATGTTTCTGGGCAAGGACGAGGAAGACGACGCCCGCGGTAATGAAATTTGCAATGCGCGTATCAGGTCCGGGGAGGTAAAGGAGATTTGAGCCTTATGGCATTCGCAAGAGTGCCCATCGGAAAGACCTCGACCCGGGCAGGGTGAGCTTCGTCAAGCCCGAGATCCCGATTGAAGGCCGAGGCCTTTCCGATGCAGGTGAATGCGCAGTTGCTGATGCGCAGCGTGAACGACCGGGTGACATCTTGCTTGGCAAGATCAAATCCGCGTTAGGCGCGAAAGGAAACAAGTGAACCCTTGTACGCGCTGGAGGGTAGCCGCCAGCAAGCCGGATATCAGCACCGGCCATCTGCATCACCCCTTCCCCCCTTGCGACCGCATTGGCGGGTGCCAGGCCGGCTATTCACGCCCAGCTTGGTCCCTGCGCGCCTGGCATCCGACCAATGCGGTTGAGGACGTAGCAATGAGTAAAGAAACAGGTGGTCCGGCGTTCCCTATCCCGTTGAGCCCGGGCGAATCGTACAAAGGGCCTTGCGCGCATGACGGCATGACCCTCCGCGACTACTTCGCGATACACGCAAGCGATGACGACATTTTGGCAGTGCGTCAAGCCTATTACGCCCAGCATGGTGACGATCCAGGATTCAAGGCGCTGAGTGTTTACCAGTGCCGCTATCTGCATGCCGACGCAATGCTCACCGCCCGCGCCCAATAACCCAGCGTCCCCGGAGGCGCCCATGAACGCACTACTCAAAGCACAGCTGCAGCATGACTACGCCGAGCCGGCGGACGACAGCGCGCATCAGGAAGCGCTACAGCGCTGGATCGACGACGCGGCCGAACGTCTGATCGGCGGGCAGGATGTCGAGATCCGCCAGCGCGGTTGGCACGTCGCGACCGTAAAGCACGGCGACTTCCTGATCCGGGTTCAGGAACACCTGACCTCCCGCCTGGATCAGGACGACGACCTGAACTTCGCCCAGATGGTGATCGACACCATGGGTGGTAATAGTCGTGAGGCCATGGCGCGGCGCCTGCTGGGCCCGACCGATCATTCGCTGGGCGTCCTGCACCAGATCGCCGAGGGCATGGTCACCAAGCACGCCGAAGCCGGGCTTGAGCAGGACCGCGAGGACGACGAGCTATGACGAGCATCCATGTGCTGATCGGGCGGTATCTGGATGACCTGGAGAACCGCCCAGTCCCGTTCTACGAAGCTCTCGTCGAGCAAAAGATCATCGACAGCTTCACCACCAACCTGATCAAGGCTGACGAGTTCAGCTACTACTGCGAGCGCTTCCGGCGCTTGGCGCAGCGTGACGTAAGGAGAGCGGCATGAGCACACCAGCGGTAACCACGCTCATTGATGAGCAATTGGCCAACATCGAACGCAGCTTTGCGATCATCGGCTTGGGCGTTCCGGTAAGCGAGCTGTTGGAGCTGCCCCGGGACTATCGCGTGCAGGATCTGCCAAAGCGGCTGTCCTGCACCTTCAAGGCCAAGCGCGTGACCATAAGGTCGCGGTCTTGACGGGCTACCAGCGCGCGAAGCGCATCGCCCGCCTTCGTGGTTCATTCCTGGCCCTGACGATCTTCAGTCTCTGGCTGGTTCTCAGCGCCTTGGCCGGCTCGGTTACAGAGTAAGCCCCCTACCGCTTTCATCCTTCAGCAGCGCCCCGCTATGGACGGCGCGAGGTATCCGCATGTCTGCACAAACCGAACTGGCCGTTGTGCCGCCGAAAGAAACCGCGCTTCAGGTGTTCCAGGCGGCGAACGGGCTCGACCCGTACCTGGTGAAGATCCGCGAAGGGATCGACGCGTTCGTGCCGGACGTTTCGACCCGCAAGGGCCGCGAGGCCATCGCCTCTATCGCCTACAAGGTCGCCCGGTCCAAAACCGCGCTGGACAACGTGGGCAAGGAGCTGGTCGCCGAGCTGAAGGAGATCCCGAAGAAGATCGACGCCGAGCGTAAGCGGATGCGGGACACGCTGGATGCCTGGCAGGAAGAGGTGCGCCGGCCACTGAACGAGTGGCAGGCGGCTGAAGATGCGCGGGTTGATCGTCATGAGCGGCGCCTTCAACAGCTGCGCGATCTCACAGATGTGGACACGCTCTTCGCTGAAGGCATTCGCTTCAAAATCGCCAACGTCGAAGCCGTGGTGATCAATGAAAAATTCGAGGAGTTCGAAGCGGAAGCGCACCGTATCAAGGCGGCGACCCTTGCGAGTCTTCGCGACTCCCTTGCTGCTCGCGAGAAGTACGAGGCTGAACAAGAAGAACTGGCCCGCCTTCGTGCCGCGGCCCAAGCCCGCGAACAGAAAGAGCGTGAAGAACGCATCGCCCGGGAGGCTGCCGAGCGCGCCCGCCTGGAGGCCGAGCAAGCCGCCAAGGCAGAGCGTGAAGCCGCCGAACGCCGCGAGCTGGAACAGAAGCTGCGCGCCGAGCAGGCAGAGCGTGCTGCTGAGCAGGCCGAAGCCAACCGCATCGCCGCGGAACAGCGTGCCGAGCAAGAGCGTCAGGCAGCCGCCGCGCGTGCTGAGCGTGCAGCCGAGGAAGCCCGCCTGGACGAACAGCGTCGGGCAAAGGCAGCCGCTGACGAGATCCTGCGCCAACAGCAGGCCCGCGAGGCCGACAAGGCGCACAAGGCCTCGATCAATCGCGCCGCGCTCGAAGCCTTCATCGCAGGCGGCATGCCCGAATCGTGCGCCAAGCAGGCGGTCATCCTGATCGCCCAGCGCTCAATCCCTAACGTTTCCATTACCTACTGAGGCTCGACATGTCGACCGCGCTCACCCCATTGCTAAACAAGTTCGCAACCCGCTACGAGATGGGCGCGAACCCCGCTGAAGTCGCCAATACCTTGAAGCAGACCTGTTTCAAGGGGCAGGTAAGCGACTCACAAATGGTCGCCCTGCTGATTGTGGCTGACCAGTACAAGCTGAACCCCTTCACGAAGGAGCTGTACGCGTTCCCGGACAAGAACAATGGGATCGTTCCAGTGGTTGGCCTGGACGGCTGGGCCCGCATCATCAATGAGAACCCCCAGTTCGACGGCATGGAGTTCTCGATGGACCCCAGTGGCACAGAGTGCACCTGCAAGATCTACCGCAAGGACCGGGGCCACCCGATCAGCACCACCGAGTACATGAGCGAGTGCAAGCGCAATACCCAGCCATGGCAATCGCACCCACGGCGCATGTTGCGGCACAAGTCGATGTTCCAGTGCGCGCGCCTGGCATTCGGCTTCGCTGGGATCTATGACCAGGACGAAGCAGAGCGGATTGTCTCGAAGGACATCGAGCTCCCTCAGGCGGATATCGGGCCGGCACTGGGAACGATCCAGAACGCCGCGACGATGGAAGAACTGCAGGCCGCTTTCAGTGCCGCGTGGAAAGAGCATCCCACTGCCCGCGCCCAGCTGACAGCCGCGAAAGATGAGCGGAAAAAGGCGCTGCTGGAGCAGGCAGAAGAAGTCGAGTTCGAGGAGGTAAGCGATGCAGCAGGGAACTGAGGAATGGGTCGCCGCCCGCCTGGGCAAGGTGACTGCCAGCCGCGTAAAGGATGTGATGAGCAAGGGGCGCGGCAGCGCGCCTTCTGCCACCCGGAAAAACTACATGATGGAACTGCTCTGCGAGCGCCTGACAGGGGCCCAATCAGGGCCTGATTTGTCGCGCAACGCGGCGGTTCAGCGAGGCGTCGAGAAAGAGCCTCTGGCGCGCTCAGCCTATGAAGTGGACCAAGGCGTCATGATCATCGAGGCCGGCCTTATTGATCACCCCCGCATCAAGGGGTTCGGCGCTTCGCCTGACGGCTTGGTAGGCGCCAAGGGCTTGATCGAGATCAAGTGCCCCAACACCGCCCAGCATATCGCTGTGATCCAGGCAGGCGAACACGATGGCCAATACGAGTGGCAGATGCTCGCGCAGATGGCGTGCACCGGGCGCGACTGGGTCGACTTTGTGAGCTTCGACGACCGGATGCCGGAGGCCCTGCAATACCAGCGGTGCCGATTCGAACGGGATGAAAAGCGCATCCGCGAGATGGAATCGGAGATCAAAGAGTTTCTGGCTGAGCTGGACGAGCTGGAGCAAGAGATGCGGCACCGGATGGAGGGTAAGGCAGCATGACCAACGACATCATTGCCGGCGCCCAGCGTCAGGCCGAACTGGAGGCAGCTAAGGCCTCGTTCTTCGCTTCTGGAGGCCGGGTTACCGCCCTGCCCGGCGCCCAGTTCATCCCCGCGCCGGTCCGGCCTAAGTGGATCGACCCTGAAACGGTGCTGGTGCGCAAGCCTCGCGGGCTGACCCGGGCTCAGCGGAATGCTTTGAAGAGGATGACGGAGGCACTCAGTTGATGAATCCTAATGGCCCCAAAAAGAATAGGCTCACTTTTGGCGTAGGAATCAATGACGTTGATTACCCGACAAAGCCAAAAAACGCCCCTCCCTGCCCTTACTTTCTCGTATGGCGCGGAATGATCCAGCGCGTTTATGACCCAAATCACCTGAAAAAAAGGCCATCTTATCTTGGGTCAAGCGTGTGCGCTGAGTGGCTTAGCTTCAGCAACTTCCGGGACTGGATCATGAAGCAAGACTGGAAAGGCAAGCAGCTGGATAAAGATCTTCTTGTGCCAGGAAACAAGGTTTATGGCCCTGATCTCTGCTGCTTTGTAAGCCAGCAAGTTAACTCGTTCCTGACCGACATAAAGGCCAAGCGAAGCAATTTGCCAGTCGGCGTAAAGTTTCATAAGCCTACAGGGACCTACGGGGCTTATATAAAAGTGTATGGCGTAGGCAGAAAATCGCTTGGCTACCACCCCGATCCAGAAACAGCCCACCAAGCTTGGTTAGAGGCAAAACGAGAACTTGCTAGCGCCATCGCAAAGCAAGAGTCAAATCCCGCGATTGCCGCTGCTCTGTTGTCTCGTTACTCGGTGCAGTCTTATGGCAAGAAGGTGGCGCCATGACTGTCCGCAAAAAGCACAGCCTCCGCCTGCGCATCGAGCGCTCCGCCCGGTCGCTGCTCAAGACGCACAAGATCGCAGTCGTGAACGTCGACAGAACCCAGATCATGATGCACTGGCGCACCTTGGCCCAGTGCCGCAGCCGCCCTGTTGCCGAGGCGCTATGCGATATCCCCCATCGGTGGACCATCTACATGAGCGTCTTCTGCGAGGGCCCTGGGGTGGGCAGGTACAGCAAGTCGTTCGACTTCATGCCTGACGGAATGCACCTGGTTGCCGACCTTGAGCCGCTGATGATCGAGAAGCACGGCGAGCTGATCGCCTCGGCCAACCCCAAGCACATCCTCACTTCCGGCTGGATCGCTATTCCTGACGACGTATCGCTCACCGAGGCCGAAGCCGACCGCGTGTTCACGGCCATGGGCGTCTGGAAGCAGGCGGCAGCAGCATGAAGCGCTTGCGCAGTACGGTCCGCATACGTCGCCGGGCCGATCAATTCAATTTACCCCCGAGCGGTATCCAACATGACCCCAATCTGGCGTTACCTCACCAAGCCGGCCGGCATGACAGCGAAGGAACTGGCCGAAGCAACCGGCATGACCATTCAGGCAGTACGCGCTGACCTCGTAGAGCTGGAGGCCCAAGACAAGATCGTTCGAGCCCGAGCAGCCGTAGGCAAGCCTCATGTTTGGTGGAGGATCGGCAAGCGTCCGCTGGAAGGCGAGGACGCGCTGACGATCATAGCGGTGGCGGCCGAGATTCACGAATCGCCCGCGAAGCTGAAAGAGGTGCTGGCAAGCGTGGCCGCGAGAGTGATGCACGCCGGCCTCAGGAAGATTATCACCATGTGCCTCGCTTCCCAGGCTCCGCACCAAATCGTCAGGCTCTCGGTTATAAATTACGAACCGGAGTCCTTCTCCGAAGCGCTGAGGGCGGCGTGATGGCCATGACTCAGAGAGAGCGCGACGAGAAGCGCAGGGCGAAGATGAAGGCCAAGGGCGAAGAGATCCTGCGGCTGCCGGTGATGGCCGGAGAGAAGGCCATGCTGCGCGACCTGATGGAGTGGACGGAAGACGGTGAGCAGGCTTCGGTAATTGCCGGATGCCTGCGCTACGTCCACTCGCTCGGGCCGGAGGGTGCCTATACGGCGCTGCGCCAGCTATGTGTGCTCCACGAACTGGCGATTCCTGAATCGTGGAGCGCACGGTTCGACAATGAGTCGCGCCGCGAGCTGATGCGTGACCCGGGCGACGAGATCATCGCGCCGCAATAGAGTACAGATGTACTTCACCTGAACACACCCACCTTTCGCCACCACGCCTCGGCAGGCGGGCGGCTGCCTGGAGTTTCACATGGAAGCAAAAAGTCGAGTCGCGATTTTCCTTTGCGACATAACTGGCGTCATGGCCAAGCCATGGGTTGAGGCTGGATACAGCTGCATTTTGGTTGATCCTCAGCACCCAGAGGGTGTCACGGTTGAAGGTGCGGTGGTGAAGGTAGGTCACATCATCGACCACCCCATAACTTGGGAGGTTCTTCGCGGGACTATTCAGGCCGGGCGCGTTGCATTTGTTGCCGGCTTTCCGCCATGCACTGACCTTGCGGTTAGTGGCGCTCGCTGGTTCAAGTCCAAAAGCGAAGTTGACCCGGCCTTCCAGTTCAAGGCCATGCATGTGGTCTGGCAGTGCCAGGTCATAGGCGAGCTGTCAGGTGCGCCATGGTTCGCAGAGAACCCCGTAAGCCAGATCTCAAGCCTATGGCGAAAGCCGGATCATATTTTCAATCCGCACGACTTCACCGGCTACTGCCCAAACGACAACTACACCAAGAAAACATGTCTTTGGACCGGAGGCGGCTTTGTCATGCCCGAACCATTTCGGGATATGTCGCTGGGTGAACCCGACAACCGCATTCACTTTTGTTCGCCAGGGCCTGACCGCGCGAATATTCGCAGCGCCACCCCGGAAGGGTTTGCTCAAGCGGTGTTCATGGCCAATCACAAACCAGCAATCGCTTCCATGGCCGCTGCCTGACGGAGTACCCCATGTGCCAAGTTCTCTTCCGCGAAGGGCGTCAATGGGCCCGGGAAACCATTCACGAAATCCATAAGCTCCCTAGCCTGCAGCACGACTGGAAGCAAATTATTGAACGTCTGGAGCGCGGCACGAAGAACCGGCCCCCTGCGTTCATCCGTGGCGTTCAAGGCGTCATCGACGAGATCCGGCTGGCCCTGGGGCGTGCGGCATGAGCAATTACCGCATCGCGCATACCCGGCGGGAGAGTTCGCCGCCGCTGAGGCTTGAGCTCCACTACCGATGCGACATCTGCGACCGCCCACGCGCCCACGGCAACCACACCAAATGCAGCAAGCAGCGCCAGGCTGATAGGAGAGCGAAATGAACGGATGGAAACTTGTGCCGGTCGAGCCGACCCACGAAATGGCTGAGACTGGAGACCGCTGGAGCTACAGCGGGGGCTCAGGTTACGAAGTATGGAACGCCATGCTCGCCGCCGCCCCGCAACCGCCTGTTGGCGGGGATGTGGAGGTGCGTCGTGTATCAGTAGAAATGCTCAAGGGAGGCAGCTGGCGGTACAAGGCAGAGCCCGATGGCGCACTGGTCATGGCCGAAGACCACCACGCCCACGTAACGGCTTTGCAGGCGCGGGTGGCTGTTCTTCAATCTGCCCTCGAAGGAATGGTCGAGTATTTTCCTGAAGGTCATTCGGATGGCGAATGTTTCAGCGTGGAAGTGGCAAAGGCAGCACTGGCCCAGCAGGTGGCCCAATGAGGTTCGGCAAGTGGTTCGTCAGCACTGGCTTCCAGCGGGCGGGGGATGGCTGGTGGCATCTTCTTTTTGCCTTACATAGTCGCTGGCGACTCGACTTCGTTCGCCCTAGCGGGAAGCCAAGTTATCGGCGGCTTTATGTTGGTCCTTTGGAAATTGAGTGGAGCAAGCCATGAACGTGACGATGCAAGACATTATGGTGGTATTTGAATCGGTGCCCGGCTTGCCAGTCGTAACCACCAACAAAGCACACGCTATTGCGAAAGCGCTGAACACCCGTGCCGCGCAGAAGGTGGCGGCGGTAGATTTGCAAGACCCTGAAACGGAGTGCCCGTACTGGACCGACTCCATTCAACGCCACGCTTGGATTCAGGGCGCGAACAAATATCGCGACGCCGTAGAACCGCTGGTGGCTGGGCTGCGGGCTGAGGTGGAGCGGCTGAAAGCCGCCATCGACCACGGTGAAAGTAAGGCAAGGCTAAACCTGTACCTTGGGATCGCCGGGCAAATGTTGGCAGATCCTGGTTATGAGCGATCAGGGTTTGACTGGGATTATGAGCACCCCATCCACTATGCAATCGACACTCTACGCACCCAAAACGCCGAGCTTGTTGGGTTGCTGCGGGAATGCTCAGAGGATCTTCCGGGGTTAGCTATTGCGGCTGACGGCCATCGGACTTGGGAAGGTATGGTGGCGGATAAAGATCCTACCGTGGATCTGTGCAGCCGCATCGAAGCCGCCCTGTCCGCATATGAGGGGCGCGAAGGTGAATAAGCCGCCCGCCGATCTCGAAGCCGAACTGGCACAGGCCAGGGCCCGCATCGCCGCCGCCCTCGCCCTGCTCAGCCCCGGAGCCCGCATCACCTTCCAGTCCCAGCAGCAACACATCGCGGCGCTGATCAAAGCGCTGACCGCTTAAACCCCTTCCCTATTGATGAGCCTGCCGGTGACGGTGGGCGGAGCCAACTCATGCTCGAAAACATAGAGGTGATGCGCATCAAGCGCTTCGCCATGAACACTGCTGGTCGTGATTTCGCTGTAGGCGATATCCATGGCCACTTCACATGGTTGCAAGCCGCCTTGGATGGCATCGGATTCGATCCTGCCAGCGATCGCCTATTCAGCGTGGGCGACCTGGTAGACCGCGGGCCGGAGTGCCGGGACGTGTTGTCGTGGCTGGACAAGCCATGGTTCCACGCAGTGCGCGGTAATCACGATGATTATGTATGCCGCTACGACACCTGCGATGTCGACAACTGGGTCTATAACGGCGGCAGCTGGTTCGCCGGTTTGGCTTGGGACGAGCAGCGTGAATTCGCAGTTCAGTTCCGCGAGCTACCAATTGCGATCGAGGTTGAGACACCGCAGGGCCTGGTGGGAATAGTCCACGCGGACTGCCCATTCCCGACATGGGAGCAACTTCGCGCCGAGCTGGAGTCACCGGAGAGCGGGAAACGCCTCAAGCAAGTGCAAAACACCTGCATGTGGTCGAGACGCCGGATCGAGCTGGGCGAGCAGGAAGGTGTCTCCGACCTTCGAGCATTGGTCGTCGGGCACACCCCGCTTCGCCTGCCAAAGGCCCTGGGCAACGTCATTCATATCGACACGATGGGATGGCGGCCCACCGACGGCGGGTATTTCACCCTGCTGGACCTCTCCACCCTTACCGCCCACGCGCGGGCCACCGCCTAACCCCGACTGCCGCCCCGGGCGGCCTGGAGCCCTAATGGATATCCGCCTGATTTCTATCAGCGAGGCCGCGCGCCTGCTCGGTATTGGCCGCACGACGGCTTACCAGCTCGCGAAGGACGGCCGCCTGCCCTGCGTCCGCGGCTTCGGCCCGGTTCGCGTCAACTATCACAAACTGGTCGAGATGATCGAAGCGGGCACAACTGCTACCCTCGCGCCGGCGAGCAGCGCCCCGAAGGAGGAACATTGCCTTACAAGAGAGGTAACACGTGGTGGATTAGCTACACCGCATCAGATGGCACGTACGTTAGACGATCTGCTGGCACCGAGGACCACGCAGCAGCCAAGGCTATAGAGCAGGAATGCCGGAGCCAGGCGTGGCGGGAGAAACAGCTGGGCGCCCAGCCGAACAGGACGTTCGAGGAGGTTATGATTCAGTACCTGGGCCATGCCAGCAGGCAGCAGAAAAGCTTCACGACGACGCAGTACAGGGTCAAGGCCCTGCGCGCATTCTTCGGCGGAAGGGTGATGAACGATCTGAGCGGGAAGGATATCCGCGAATATTCGTCGCTGCGTCTGGAGGAAGGCAAGTCGCCGGCCACGGTCAACCGCGAGCTGGCGGCGTTGTCGGCCGCGATCAACTGGTGCGTGACGGAGTTGGAATGGCAGTTACCCAACCCTGTGAAGGGTCGGACGATGAAAGAGCCGGAGGGCCGGGTACGCTGGATCACCCGGGCCGAAGCCGAGTCGCTGTGCAGGATGGCGCGCGCGCAGCGGCACGGGGATCTGCTGGAAGACTTCATTCGGCTGGCGGTGAACACCGGCTGTCGGAAGGAGGAGATGCTGGGCCTGGAATGGCGGCGGGTCGATATGGCCAACCGCCTCATCTATCTGGAGGGCGCCAACACCAAAGCCTCGAAGCGGCGGAGCATTCCGTTGAACGAGGGTGCGATGGCGGCGATCAAGAGCCGGATGGCCGAGCGCTCGGTTTACTGCCCCGACTCACCCTGGGTATTTGCCCGGCGTGATGGGGATCGAGCAATCGATGTGTCGGAGGGGTTCGAGGCGGCGTGCGAGCGCGCCGGTATCAAGGACTTCACCATTCACGACCTTCGCCACACGTGCGCGGCTTGGCTGGTAACGGCAGGCGTTCACTTGATGGAGGTCAGGGACTTGCTCGGGCACTCGACGGTGCAGATGACAGAAAGATACGCCCACCTTGCACCGGCCAGGGTGCGGGATGCGGTCAGTGTGCTCGACAGGTCGATGTCACAATCTCGCTACAGCGATAATCCAGTGGGTCGTACCGGTGAAGCTCTCAAACTCGTAAGTGCTTGATTTAAATGGTGGTGCGGACGAAGAGACTCGAACTCTTACAGCTTGCGCCGCTGGAACCTAAATCCTACAGGTATACGATAAGTACCTGAATTCATTACGGTTAGCGCTGCTCGCCCCACGCTCCTACCGTTCATAATTTCCGCATTGTGTCACATCTGGCTGAAGCGTGTGTCACGTATCGGCTACACCCCTCCCGGCCACTCCCGCCGACACCCTGCCGTCCTGGCCGGGCTACCCCTATACTGAAATACCCCTCCGGATTCGAGGCGCTGATGGAACGCTGGAAGCTTGCCTGGGAAATAGTCGATGAGCAGGTCCGCTGCCGGGCATGTGATGCCAGGCAGGATCTGCGAGAGGCGCGGCGCCATTTCGAGCACCGGGAGGGATGTGCCGCGGCGATCCCGCCAGAGCAAATGCCATGGCGGGATCTTGCGGCGTTGTTGCGGGCTGAGCTGGTCAGACCTTCCGAAGACCGAACTGGCTGACCTTCACTGTCGAGTTCTGGGCGATGCCCGTGGCCAGGTAGAGGCCCATCCGGCAAGTCACCACCGTTTCGGTCAGGTCCACTGTGCAGCGCTGGGTTTCCAGCGTCCCCTTCCAGTTGGCCGGCATGGTGAAGGGTTCCTGGTACTTGTCCATGGACCGGTAATAAATAGTGGTGGACGTGCCGCTCACCGGTTTGGTGATCATCAGCTCAGCCTCCCATCCGAGAATGCCGCGACTGCTGCCGACCACCTCGGGCGCGGAAACCATTTCGATGATGTCGCCAATGGCCAGGCTTGAAGGCGCCACGCTCGAGGTGGGTTGCAGGTACACATAACCACCGGTGCCCGCCATCGTGCCCCGCAGTTCGATGCACTGGGCCTCGCCGTAAGCCGCTGCTTCTTTATACCAGCGCGTGGTGATGCCGGTCAGGCCAGAGCCGGAAGCCTTGTAGCCGTCGGCCAGCACTGAGCCCGCGACAGGGTTCGCCGAGGCCGCGATGGTACCGGCAGTACCAGTCATGAGCGGGTTAGCGTTCAGGCAGCCGAATGGGCGGATGGCCGAATAGAGGTCGGCGGCATCCGTGGGCAGCGGCACTCCGAAAAATTCGAAGTTGGCGTTGATCACCGGCACGCAGCGCGACTGGATGAAGTCCGAGCCCAGAAGGTTCGGGTGCAGGTCATCCACCGTCATCTCCTGGGTGAACCCGTCCCAGATGTTCACGACCGGCACGAACTGGCTCACGTAGCTGAGTACCCAGTCCTTGTAGGCGATGGCATCGGCCAAGGCCGCGCCGGTGATGGCCTTGGTGCCAAAGCGCGGCGTGCCCGTCCCGACGATCAGGTATTTGCCCGGCGTATTCTCGAACGCGGTGATCAGCTTCATCACGTTCGCCTTCGAGTCGGCCAGGGTCATGCCCGTGGTCGTGCTGTCGTTGGTGCGCGACAAGAGCAGCCAGAGGTCAGCCGTGGTCGAGGCCAGCGCCGCCGGCAGTCGCGCCATGAACTGGCCGGTGTGGTCGCCGACCTTGCCCTGATTGTCGCGGTAGTCCGGGAACAGTCCAGTCTTCGCCGCGATGGCGCCGGCATAGCCATAGGCCTCGGTGCCATAGGCCGTCGCCGCGATGGTGTGGCAGTTGGCGCTGAAGCTGTCGCCCAGTTCGCCCAGGCCGCGCCGGATGCGCCGCTTGGTTGGGCTCGCAACGCTGACGATCAGGCTCATTGCGCGACCTCATAGGCCGCACCGCCGCTTGGCGTGAACCGGGTTGGTGACAGGCCGAAGTCCATCTGCCAGGCGCCGTCGGCGGCAAACGTGTCCACGGTCACCCAGCTCCCTTCCACCTTCTTTTCCACGGCCAGGCTCCCGCCGTTGGCCTTGACCACCAGAGTGGCCCGGCCGAGATCCCGCTTTTCAAGCTGTGCTGTTGCCATTCCCCTTCCCCTATTTGTTGGTCATCGCGTCATACGTTCGTTCGCATGCCAGGCCTGCTATTCGGGCTCGGTCATACGCTGCCGCCAGCTCTCCCGCTCTTTGGTCAGCCCGCTTGAACAGTTCGGAGAGCACCATGGCGGCGCGGGTGGCTGCCTCGCCTCGGCGGGCAATGCCGGGGTCACTGGGGCTGCAACTGGCTCCGGCGGCAAAAGCGTCTGCTGCGTTTCGCACCCGCTGACCAGCGTGATCAGCGCCAGCCACATCAGCGGCCAGTGCCGCGCTTTCCTTCCGTGCATCGTTTCCCACCTCATTGGCGGCCGTCTGCCGGCGTTGTTCTTCTGTACGAGCGTTGCCTTCTGCGGCGGCACGGGCCTTGGCCTGGAGGGCCTGCTGGTCGGACGCCTTGGCGTTCCAGCGCAGGTCGGCGGTTGTTTCGCCATGGCGATAGGCGCCATACAGCGCGCCTCCGATGGCAAGCACTGCAAGAAGCACAGCGCCGGCATAGCCGATCAGCTTCCATTGCAGGGCTGTCATGCCCCATCCTCGAACAGGGCCCTTTCGGCAGCCCGGCGCTTGACCAACCCGGGCAAGACTACCCCGCCGCCACGAATCCAGCGGCCAAACTAATTCGCTGCGCCCTCATAGTCCCCAGCGTTAAGCTTGCGCAGCAGGGTCGAATCTGCAAAGGCACCCGCCCCGATGTTGTAGATGAGGCACACCAAGGCATCGAACTGGTGCTGGCATAGTCGAACCTTGACCAGGCGGGAAACTTCATCGCCAAACTTTTCGACGTCACGCTGAAGCATTTGCTCGGCGCGTTCCTTGGTGATGGTCATGCCGCGCGTGACGCCAGCGGTGCTGCCGTAGCCTATGGTCCATGGCGCCCCTCCGGTGCCCGGGTCGGGATACGCGGAAAGCTTCAGTCCCTCGGACTGCTTGATGAGATCAATCCCTCGTTGGGATACCTGCATGTGTTTCTCCCGAGCATAAAAAAACCCGCTCGAGGCGGGTGTGTGGTTGTCCCTACAGTAGGGATCAGGCCGGCGCGACCGGCCAATCAATGGTTGCCGGATACCCAGCCTGATCGGGCAGGCGGTTCAGGGCCACGCGGTATTTCTTCCAGGCTTTGAGCAGCGCGACCTCGGCATCCGTGGCTTCGTCGATATCGACGGCATCCTGAAGCGGGGCGATGGCCTTGTCGGCCGCTGCCCGGCGCATGGCGATCTCTGCAATCACGGCAGCCAGGCGCTCGGCGGCGGCGGCCTGAGCCTTCATCTCTTTGGTGATCAGTTGCGACCAGTCGATGTTTCCGCTCATTCAGTAGGTTCTCCCGCGGTTGGAATTTCAGCGCGCTCTGGCTCTGGCAGGGGCTGAGGAAGTGCGACCGGACCATCGACATCAATGGTCAGCGGCTCAGGGAAGGCCTGCTCTGGGCTGAAGTTGGCTGGAAGCGGGAGGATAAGAGTCAGCTCAAGCACTCCCCCAACATTATTCACGTCGCCTCCAAACCAGGGCGAGCTGATCGCGCTGGCTGGCAAAGTATCGCCGTCCACCATTCGGGAGAAGTCGAATTGCTCCCCATTTAGTGTGAGCACAGCGCCTGACAGCGAAACTTCCAACGTATCGTCCCTGCGTACAGGGCTCAGATTTATCTTCATTAGAACCACCTGCCTTTTGCGAAATAGCTGATGTTGAACGTGTAGGCGGTTGTCCGCTGTGCCAGGCTCAGGAGATATCCTGATGGCCACGCAGTGGAGTTAAGCAGGTTGATAGGTGCAAACAAGCACTCTACTTGCCCGGTGGCGGTTATGTTTACCGTAGGCGTCCCAACGAAGGCGGCCGGGAAGTTCCTTATTGGCTCGGCCGTGGAAAAGTATAAGGGCCCGCCACTGCTCAGCGTTTTCGAAACGGCGACCGTTATATCGCAGATCAGTGTACCGTCGGCGTACTTCGTGTACGCTCCACTGGCATTGCTGCCGCTCTCGATGATCGCGCCCGTCGGGGTGCCGCCTGTCTGGGAAACCGTACCGACAATAGATGCAACAGCAGCCGAGCCGAGCCCAAGCGCCGTTCGCTGGTTGGCCTGAGTCGTAGCCGCCAGTAGCGTGCGCGCTTGAGCCGGGAAGTCCGCCAGCGCCATGGTGTCTGCCGCAGTGAAATAGGGCAGCTTGTTGGCCGCCCCAGTCAGCGCCGCGAGCGCATTGATCGGTGCCGATGCTGCTAACGCGCCGAATTTGTTCACCAGCGTGCGCAGAGCGTCAGCCGAGTCCTTCACGTAGCCCTGCATGGGGGCCAGCGCGTAGTTGCCGGCAGGCACGGTCGCGCCAAGGTAGGCTGGCGAGATCGACAGCACCGCATCACTGGCGACATTCACCAACTCATACCAGCGACCGTCAGGGCCTTGGAAGGCGTCACCGACCCGGGCGTTCGCGGCAAAGGCCGTGCTCGTACCGATCACCGTGGTGGAATTTTGGGTGCACGAAACCGTGCCCGATTTGTACCAAGGCATCGTAGGTATCCTGATCTATGCTTGTTTAAGCGAAGGAAAACGGAATTGGCAGATTTGAGGTTATTACGTAGTTCGCGGTTGGGTAGATGGTTGGCACGTTGACCCACTGATTGCTAACCACCCCTGAATAAACGAGGTTATTCATGTAGTTTGCGGCCACGCTTCTGAATGCGAACCTGACGCTGGTACCATTTCCCCACGCGTATTCGCTAACCGAGTGAGGGCCGTAGGCCGAGACATTTACGCCAGGGAAAAACCTCGCCCCGCGGGTGAAGGCCATGTTTACCGCAATTTCCTGCCCCGCGTTGGTCGGCACATCAACGTAGCCAATCGCGTGAAATACGTTCTCCCCCCCCGAAACTGACGTAGTTCCGCCAACGTATGGCTGGAGGACACCGTAAATTGGTGATTCCTTGGTCGGGGCCGGCCCGATAGGCGGCGCCACAACTGAACCCAGAATGCTTAATGGCGCCATTCTGGAATTGAAGGTTACCACTCCGCCTTCGTTTCTCATCAGAAGGACTGGCCCCGTGCCGCCAGCACGCATCCGGTCGAACACGTATATCTTGGTAGCGGCGGTTGCGCCTGAGAACAGCCAGGTGAACGTGCTACCGCTTACCTGGGTTTCTTCCAAAAAACACTGACCGACCGCAAAAACGATTGGCGCAACGCAACCATTTGCGGAGAAAGCATAGATATCGTCTGCATAGCCTCTGTCTTCGATCCAACTTGAGGCCTTATTTGGATCAGTATTAACATAGGGCTTCGATTTCCCATACCACGTTTCTTTATACGCCAAGTACCCCGAGGCAAGCAGCCCGTAATTTATATATGCGGAATCTATTAATAGATTCCCGGAGCTGTCGTTCAGCTTAAAGGACGGCATTAATAGACCCCATAGTAAACTGTAGCGGCAACTGGGTATTCGTTAAGCCCCGGCACGTATGAAAAAGTCCACGTGAACGTTGCGCCCGATACAGTGATTGCAGGTCCTTTGCCGTTTCTGCCCGTTGTGGCCGATACGCTCCTGACCCACCACAGCCGCCCCGCCGGGATGGACACCGTGATACTCCCGTTTGCGGTACCTGTGGAGAAACTTCCAATTTCTCTCGGAATAGCTGACGTCATGTCCAGTATTATTCTGCCGCCAACATCTTTGATTATTAAGCCTGGCATTGGTCATAACCCTAGATAAATTGCCTGCACCCCGTTTGGATAAAACACGTTGAACGCGGTATTGCTGAAGGACGTCCGGCCTTGACCGGCAACTGCACCGTTTGCCTCGAATGTACCGTCCTTGGCCAGGCGCCAGCCGGTAGAGCCGGCGACATAGTTCGTGGACTGGATGTAGTCGCCGATCTTCGCGCTGGTGATCGTGCCATCGCCAATGAAGGCCGTACCCAGGATGTTCTGGCCGTCCTTGATGATGAAGGGATAATCCACAGCACCGGCCGTGGTCGGGTTGGCAAAGGCAATCTGGTTGGCCGTAAACAGCAGCGTCGACTGAAGCCCCCCGGGCCCGTTCTCAATACCCGCGCCGATGCCGGCGTAGACATATTGGCCGGCCGCGTTGACCTGAAACTTCATTGCCCACATGAGCGAAAGTTTCCCGTCGGTGCTCGCCTGGGCTTTGCTCACGGTCTGAATCGAGGCCGAGTTCTCCCCGGCCTGAGCTTGAAGTGTCTCGGTGGTCTGGACCAGCGCCGCGTCCTGAGTTGCCCGTACAACCACCTCTTTCGAGTAGGCCGCCTGGGTGTCCCACATCTTCAGCGCATCGTTCAGGTCGCCTTCGCCGGTGTCGTCGCGGTACGCGGCGCGGAGGGTCTGCACGCTGCTGGACTCGGCCTTCAGATCGGTGATGGTCGCGGTGTTCTGCTGAACCTGCTGGGCCAGGCCATTGGCGGCCTGAACCGACTGCCCCACGTCGAGCCAGTAGCTGGCATCCGGCGGCGGGGTGTCCTCGGGCACCGCTTGCGTGGCCTGGTAGATCCGCCCGTTCGACACGACCATATCGCCAAGGGCGTAGATCTGATCGGCCTTGTAGGCGCTCAGGCCATCCAGCGCGGCGATCTGGTCCTCGATGCCGGTGATCTTGTCGCTCAGCTCCTGGCTCAGCTCGGTTTCGCCGATCTGTCCAGCCAGGTAGGTCAGGATCTCGCCGGCCTCCGAGCTGGACTGACCCATTACCCACGCGGTCCACGGGCCGCTGTTCCCGCTGCGGTCGCCAAGGCGCG